TTTTAAAATTTATTTAAAATAATTGTTGACAAAGTATTTTATTGGTGATATAATATTGTTATTATAATGCTACGAATCCGGCGATAATACGGCTAGCACAATCGTATCAGGTATTAAGGAAAGTACCAAAAACGTCTGTTATAAGGCTTTTATCACATAAAGCACCATATCTATCAAGATAACGTTATAATGGCAAGAAAGCATATCTAACAGCCTTAGAATAGAAGTTAGATTTACCAACGATGTGAGTTAGCTTAATAGCCTCCTGAAGTGTTGAATAATGCGAATGAAAACAACTATTGATTAATGTGTATCGTTACCAGTGAAAAGCTGGATACTTGCAGACACTACAATAGGTTGGTATATAGTTTGGATATACCATTAACAATGAATAAACCATTCAGGAATAGGATTAGACCTATACCCACAATCAGTTAGAGACTAAGTGTTGATTGTGGCACCGCTGTATTGTAAACAACATGTAAAGGCGAACGAACAGCCCCGCCTACCTAATGTACTTTAGGTTTTTACTTAGTTCTGTAAGAAACCTCATCCAGAGACTCTTTATAGGTTTGCCTGTAAAGGGTAAATCTATTCATTTCCTATCCAGACACTTAAACAAAACCTTTAAAGAATTTTAAAAAAATAAATTAAAAAATTATTAATAATATGTAAAATTATCAGTAATGCGCTAAAGCGCATGTCGCGTAGCGACTATCTTAGTAATTTTTATAAATATAGAAAACAATAATTAACTTAACAAAAAGGATTAATATGTTATCTTTTAAAGATATAGCTTTTTTAACAGAAGAATTGCATAAAGAATTGCAGGACGTTTTAAACGAGCCTGAAAATAATCGTGATAATTCTTATGACAAAGCACATCAAAATAAATTAAATAACTTTACAAAAAAGGTTAGAGAACTTTCAAGTCGTGGTGAAGATTCTGGTTTAGAGGATTCAAAGCCAAAAAAAGGAAGTTCTAGGGCAGTATTTTTTCCGAAGGAACATAAAGATATTATTATAGACAATGTTCCAACAAAACAAAAAACTGTTGTTAAAGTTGCTTTTCATGGTGTATTAGACAAATATACTGGTAGTGAAAGATTACTTGGTGAACATCAAAATGAAGTTGAAAGTGACCATTTTACCAGACAAAATTATTCAGTATTAAGTCATGAAGGTGGGTCAACTTACACTCATAATCCTCATGGTGTTACTGCACCGGTATTTGATAGTCATGAAGACCATCATTGGTTGGAAATGGGTCATGCTGATAAATTAACAGGTAAAAAATTCACAGAACTTACAAAAACTGAAAGTCATCCAAAAGGTCTTAAATTTGAACACTTTACAGAAGCTTTGAATAATGACCATAGAGCAGCACACGGTCACGCTACTGGAATTGATGACCATGACCATTTAAGAACTCATCCTTTATATGAAAATATGCAGGATTTTATCCAAACCACCGGAAATCATCCTGGAGATTTGAGATTACAAAATATGGGTGTTTGGAAGCACCCAGTCACAGGAAAAGAACAACCGGTAATTCGTGATTATGGTTATAGTCATGAAATTGACAAGCTATATACAAAAGCTTGGAGAAACAAATACAAAAACAATTAATGAGGATACCAAAATGGAAGAAAATATTTTTCAAACATATATAAATATGACAAGAGCTGGATTATTTGAAGAACGAAAAGAAGGAACACCATTGATAGTTCATCACTATACTGATTCTAAAGGTGAAAAACATGGTTGTCTTGATAGAGACAAAATCGATAAAATGGCAAATGGTTGTGAAATAGGAAAAACACATATAAGCGATTATCACGGTCATTTAATGTCAACTAAATACGAGTAAAATTATTATGCTTGAATTAATTCAAACGAAGAGAACGGATAAACGCTTATTGGCTAGAATGGAAAACCATTACTCAAAACCAAAGGGGTTTGTTGGTAGAAATATTTGTTATGCTGTATTTTATGATTCGATTTATTACGGTCATATAGTAGCTGGCTCTGCAACTAGATTTCTACCAAATAGAAATGAATTTTTAGGAATCACCATTAAAGACCTTAACATGGTTATCAACAATATTTTTTTTAATGTCTCTCCACCAAATGGTCATTCATACCCAATACGAAATTTCACATCTTCTGTTGTTAAATTATTTGTCAAACAATCTCAAATCGATTGGCAAGTAAAATATGGTGATATTTGTGTTGGCTTTGAAACATTGGTTGAAAAGCCAAGAACAGGAGATTTATATTTGAGAGCTGGTTGGACTCTAATAGGAGAAACAAAAGGATATACATGTAAAAGAATTTCTGGAAATAGTACTGATAAATGGTCAGGTAAAAGAGTTTGGAATACAAATATTAACGAATTACGTCCAAAGATTGTGTTGTGTTACAAATAATAGATGTTATAATAATTGTTAAATATACGAATTTTAATTTGAAAATTAAAATTATGGAGTAATTTATGGAATATTTACAGATTGCAAAGTTTGGTGGAATTTTAATCATTATAACTTGTATTTTTGGTGCAGGATATAAAGTAGGTTATAATTTCGAGCATAACAATGTATTAGAATTACAAAAGGCGATTGAAAAAAGTAATTTAAAAGCAAGTGAATTGTTGCAACAGGAAACTAAAAAAGTAATTGATGCTGAAGCAATTGCAAGAAATATTAATGAGGAATTGGAGAATGCAAGAAAACAAGAAATTGAAACTGTTAATGCCTATCATGATAAGCTTGCTTCTGCAAGGCTGTTCGACCGTGGACATAAAACCAGTTGCACAAACACCGTGTCAAGCAGTACAAATACCGGAATCAATAATACAAATGAAACCGGTGGAACCGATCTTTCAGAAGAATTTGATAGATTTCTCAAATCAGAATCATTGAGGGCTGATAATTGTGCTGTTCAACATAATGAATTGTTGAAATTTGTTAAACTTAATTGTGGAATTGCGAGATAGATTTATAAATATTAATAAAATTAATATAAATTAGGAGAATAAATATGGAATATGTTGTTGCATTAATATATATAGGTTTAGGTTTATTGGGTGGCATTTGGCATTGGGCAAAAAAACGATACATAGATGATACAACTAAACAAAACTTAATAGAATATTTAAAAGGTGATTGGACTTATACAAAGAAGGCCGTTTTTGCAATAATCACTTCAGAAATAGCATTATCTATTTCTTCTGGTGGAATTTTACCAGGATTTGGTGCGGTAGTTGGTGCAATCACTTTAGGCTACAGTTCTGATTCATTAGTGAACAAAGCTTCAGATTCACTAAAAAATAATAAGGAATAATATTATATAAATAGTTTAGTAAAGAAAATTGTATTCCGTAAAGGAATTTCATGTCTATACATTTCAAATAACAATTTGAGTAACAATTTGAGTAACAATTTTTAAAAGGAATAAAACAATGAGCGAAATTAATTCAAGAATTAGAAAACTATTAAATACTGGTTTTCACTGGGGACAAGCTAACGAGATTTCAAAATCTCCATATGCTATCGTTAAAAACAAATTTTCATATATCGTTCCAGCATTGGTAACTGGTAGTGCTGCTACTTTTGCACAATCTGGAACAACTGTTACTGTAACTTCTGCTGGTCATCATATCCCAGCAACAGTTCATGATGGTGCAAAAGTATATGTTTCTTCTGCTACTTCAACTGGTATTGCAATCCCTGCTGGTTGGTATGAAAACTTTGCAAGAACTGGAACAGGCACTTTCACATTTACTGTTCCTGATGGATTATCACAAACTGCTACTGGGACAATAACATCAAACATTTCTGAAACTACTGTTGATGATTTGACGTATTTGTTACGTGGGGGTTATTTGGGCAACAATGGCAAATTGCGTTTTACTGGTGGTATTTCTTGTAATAACAGTGCTGGCGCTAAAACACTTAAAATCAAACTTGATACTGCTGTAATTGGTACTGTTGCTGCTACTACTGCTGTATTTGGTGACTTGGTTCAAGATGTTGTTACTAATCGCGGAGCGCAAACTCGCCAAATGATTAAATCTACTGGTGCTGCTTTGACTGTTGATACTACTGCAAATAAAAACGTTACAGTGACATTACAATGTGATACTGCTAGTGATTATGTTGCATTAGAAACTATCATAGTTGAAAACCTGGTTTAAAAATGGACAAAGTTCTATTTGAATTAGAACATACGATAATAGCACTGTTAATTACGGTGCTATTTATCTATTTAAAACATTCTCTGGAAGGTTTTATAATAGTTACTGTTATGTTTATTACCAGAGAACAAACGCAAGCCGAATATAGATGGATTGAAAAATTCGGACAAGGTAAGCGTAAAAATATGCCTTGGTGGGGACAATTAGATTATAGAGTTTGGGATTTGCATTCATTGTTATTCAACATGCTTTTACCGATAATAGCATCCATGTTATTAATAATATTATTAGCATAGACTAACAGTTATAAGCATAAATATGATAAAATACTATTATTAGGATAAATAACAATGTCATCAAGAAAAGTAAAACCATTCACAAGAATATTGCCAGTTTTAAGTTCAACATTTGCAACAGGCGAAACAACTTTTAACACAGCAACGCATTATTTAACTACTGGTGATTTGGTTACCATTAGATTTAAAAACAATCCATTATTTTTAACTAATGTCCCAGTAACTGTTTTATCTAGCACTTCATTTAAAGTTTCTACTGATAGAGATTATAATATACAAGAATCTGGTGAAGTTATAATTGATTTTTATTTCACAGGTCAAACAGGTACACAATCAGCACATTCAATCACACATACAACGGGATTACCATTTGTTATTCAAAGTCATGTTATTGGGACTGGTGGTGCTGTGTATAATATTGAAAAATCATTAGATGGTGTTCATTGGGTTGCTGATGCTTCAGGCACTTTAACACATACTGGAACAACTAATCATACTCTAGGAAATGAATTATCTGGCAGTTGGGTATATGTTCGAATAAACATTACAAGTATTGGTGCAGCTACCAAATTATATGTATATGTTTCTGCATAATGTATGGCATTAAAAAATGCAACAAAAAAAGTGCAAGAATCAAATAAAGAAAGACAGAAAACAGATAAAGAACTTTTTACAGAAGAAATGACACCATATGCCAATGAAGCCGCAGCTTCATTGGCATAGACACCAAAATATTGAAAGCACAAGCAGGTCATGAAACGGGTTGGGGTAAACATGTTGCAAAAAATTCAGATGGTTCAACAAGTTACAATCTTTTCAATATAAAGAAAACTACAGGTTGGAAAGGTGGTCCAACTACAAATACTACTCACGAAATATAAGATGGGAAAAACGTAAAATAAAAAGATTCTTTCCGTTCTTACTCATCATATAAAGAATCTTTTCAAGATTATACCAAATTCATAAAAGAAATTGACAAATAGTTATTTTAGTGTATAATATAATTTTAAATTATATCTATTAGCAAAAAAATGAAAGACAATATTATTAATTTTATAGAATTTGAATGCAGTGATAACTTTCAACACGATATATACCACGCATATAAAATAATTTTGCATGAATTGCGTGATGAATATCAGTATATATATCAAATTTGGAATTATATTCCTAATATTAATGAAAATTATACAAAATTTAATTTGGGCAGAAAACTAGCATTTGAAAACAAATATTCATTGTATCCTGTTTCTACATGTATTAGCAATACTGTTGATAATTTGATTTCTATCTATTATGAAATCGGTAAAAATATTCCATTGATATTAAATAATCCAAGACAAACGCCACCAGAATATTATCCAAAAAAATATGGCACTCACCCTGTATTTTCAAGGGCGGCTATTGTTGATAATAAACTAAGAATTTCTGGAACCGCTAGTATAATTGGTTCAACAACCATTCATCCCGGTGATATTCAACATCAAACACAAGAAACACTATTAAATATTGAAGCCATTATAGAACAAGCAAATAAATGTCGTGAGTATAATTTGAATCCTATGGATTTGTCATATACAGTATATTTAAAAAATAAAGAAAATGCTGATATTGTATTTAATTTATTAAAAGATACTTGTGGTGGACATAACATTGAAATTGAAGAAGCTGATATGTGTAGAGAAGATTTATTAATTGAAATTGAGGCATATGAAATATGAGATTCACACCAGAATTATACACACAAATTAGACCATTCGAAAAAACAGATTTAAGACATTTTATTAGATTTTACCCAAACATTATACCTGATAAAATTTGTGATGATATGATTATTGAATTTGATAATCACAAAGAACTTCAAATTGAACAAAAGCAAGGTAATGGTGGATTCTGTTTCCAACAATTAAATGTTTCAGCAAATAGCGAACAAGAACCTTGGAAAACATTACATACAATTCTTGTAGAAGCTATTCAGGAAGCTTTAGAACAATATAATACTGATATTGATTATGATAGTTCTATAGTATTTCCTCAAGAACTTGGTTTAGAAGAAATTAGAATAAATTGTACTGAACCAACTAATTCTAAAGGATTTTTAACTCATACAGATGTTGGTAATTATGCTTCAGCTAGAAGATTTCTAACTGTTTTATTTTATCTAAATACAATCGAAGAAGGTGGTGATGCATACTTTGAAGCATTAGATGTTTCATTTAAACCAACAAAAGGTTCGGTATTGATATTTCCTAGTACGTGGCAATTTCCTCATTGTGGTTTGCCTTCTTTGATTAATAGGAAATTTATTTGCACAAGTTTTGTCCATTATGTATAGATAATATGAACATAGAAGAAATAACAAAAGAATGGAAAAAAGATTCCTTTATAGATAAGAAAAAAATTGCTGAGGAATCTATACGAGCAGCATCATTGCATTCAAAATATCTTGAAGAAATTATGATGCATAAAAGTAAATTGTTGAAATTGGAATCTGATTATGCTATAATGCGTAAACTAAGAATACGTTATTATAATGGTGCATTAACACAAGAAGAGTTGGTAGATAATAATTGGGTTCAATATCAAGGAAAGAGATTATTAAAATCTGATATGAATGATTATTTAGCTGGCGATGCATATCTTACAGATATAAGTAATAAAATAACATATGAAAAGAATGCTATTTATGCACTAGAACAAATTTTAAAATTTGTTCATAATTGGACTTTTCAGACTGGAGGATTCACTGACCAAATGAAATTTGAGGCAGGATATTAACATGCTTAAACCATTACCATACACACCAGAAGGCTATACTGCTGCTAGAAAAATATTAATAGATAATGGTGAAGATTTATTATCAGATTATTATCGTAATATGGATGGTATTCAAATTATTAAAGAAGTTAACGGCATTTTATTAGAAGAGGAATTAGATAATGTATGAAGAAAATAGAAAATATGAATTAACGATTTTAGATTATGATAGTGCAAAAGAATACTTGAAATCTATTGGAGAATGGGATAAAGTTCAAAATGTTTACTGGGCATTTTCTGCCAGAGCAATAATTGATGAAGCCAATCGTATTAAAGCAAATCAAATTATTTTAACAGAATAGTTGACAAATATTAAATAACCTGTATAATATCAACCTTTATTACAAGAGAGACAACTAAAAATGAACAAATGGGAAAGTGAAATACTAAAAGTACAAGGCAAAATTTCTTTTTATAAGTTTATAATGCAATTATTGGAATTCGAAGCAGAAGATTTAGAAGAAGCGTTATTAAATGAAAGAATAGTCAATTTATGCAATTGTGTAGAAGAATCGGATGATGAAATTGTCATTTATGATTATCTTTGTGAAAACACTTTTGATAGATTTGAAAACAAATACGAATTATACGCATTGAGCTATGAATTAAGCGATGCAAAATTGCTATATCTTTGCGATACCGGCAAATCCTACTCTTAACATTATTATTGGAATTTATTATGACTGAACAATTACATTATGGTAGAAAACGCCGTGGCATCGTTAAAGAACTTGATGAAAGAGTATCCGACTGGATTCTTTCAATAACAGATGACGCGGTAGCAGCAGCATGTCGTGAAGATACGATTGTAACAGGTGGTTCAATTGCATCTATGCTTCTTGGTGAAAAAATTAACGATATTGATATTTACTTTAAAACAAAGAAAACCACAAAATTAGTTGCAGAATATTATTGTGGTTTATTTAATAAATTAAATAAACTTAATGTTGACGAAAATGTAAAAAAATATGCGCCATATGTTAAAGAAGAAACAATTAAAAACTGTAAAGGTGAAGAAGAAGATAGAATTGTAATTCATATCCAATCGGCAGGCGTTGTTGGAGAAGCTCAAGAATCATACAAATATTTTGAATCAAGACCAGCTAGCGAAACAGAATCTTTTGTTGAATCTTTGGGTGGTGTTAAAAATGAGAATACCACAATTAAATTCAGACCGGTATTTTTGTCTGGTAATGCAATAACACTAAGCGATGATATTCAATTGGTAACACGTTTTTACGGTGAACCTGATAAGATACATTCAAATTATGATTTCGTTCACGCAATGAATTATTTCGAATATAAAGGTAGTAATTTAGTATTACATCCTGAAGCATTAGAATCTTTATTAAGTAGAACTTTAATTTATCGTGGAAGTCTATATCCAATTGCTTCTTTATTTAGGACAAAGAAATTTTTGGAACGTGGTTGGCGTATTAGTGCTGGTGAACAATTAAAGATTGCTTGGCAAATTTCTGAATTGGATTTGAAAGATTATGAAGTAATTCGTGAACAATTAACCGGTGTTGACCAAGCGTATTTATTTCAATTAATTCAGGCATTGAAAGATATTGAAAGTGATAAAATCAACAGTAGTTATGTTGGTGCAATTATTGATAGAATTTTTGGATAATTAATGGCAAAACATGCTAGACCAATTGTTGGATATAGAATCCACACGGGTTTAAGATTGCATTTTTGTAAAGATAAGTTTAATATTTTTATAAATGGATTTCCTAAAATCGGTGGTGAAACATTTGACAAAAGAAAAGATGCCAAATGCTATGCATTAATAACCACCAAATTGCCAGAAGAAGAGGTTTTTTATTATTTCCTTGCTAATGTATTGGAAGGAAATAATAATTGCCTGTATAACTTCTCAGGCGAAGGAAATAATATATATAAAGATTATAAAAGAAATATTGAATCAGTATCATATAATTTTTATGATGAATTGACAACTATTTCATACGATATAGATTTTGTTGAAGATTTATATAAAAGTGTTGACAATGAACCACCATTAATAGTACAATATTTACTTGGTGGTTTGATTTCAAGAGAAACATTTTGCTTGATTCAATTGCATTGTTATGATATACTAAATATAGATTATTCAGATTATTTGTGGAATTTTAAAAAAGACTTTATTAAAAAATATTTGTTCTTTTTTTCACATAAATATATTAAGTATAATCCAGAAACAATAGTTAAGCATTATGAAAATATTTTTAAATAATGCTTGACAATTATGATAAATACTGTATAATATTACACATGATTTAGATATGAGAAAACAAAGATTAGAAGAAGGCGATTTAGTTTTAATTGATGAAACTTTTATTAATCCTTCAGATGAAATTAAAAAATTTATTGGTAAAAGGTGTAGAATTATTAAATATACCAAAGCTGGACTTGTTAATATCCATATTGAAGGTGATGTTAGAAAAAGAATTAGTGTTCCAGAGTATTGTTTGAATCGAATTTATTAAGTATTTGCCCCCGTAGCTCAAAGGTAGAGCACTCCCCTCATAAGGGATTGGTTATTGGTTCGAATCCAATCGTGGGGCACCAATTTTATTTTTATATGAGAATTATAATATGATTGAAGGTTATATAGTTGTTAGCACTGCATTGTTTATTTTCCTTGCACTTGTTTGGAAAAAGGATGATTGGACCAATTTTTTTATTAAACTATTGCTAGTATTTTTAGCAGGATATGGTTCAATATTAACATTAATGCAATTGGGATTAGTTTTAAAAGTTTAAAAAAAGATTGACAAGATATTATAAATAGTTTATAATATATGTATTAAAAAAATGGAGTAGCGCAGAAGTTGGATAATTTATGCTATTATGGATGTGGAAATATAGCCATATACAAAAAAACCAAATATGCTAAAGGTGAATGCTGTTCTATTAGATTCTATGACTGTCATGGGTATAGAAAATTACTAAAGGAAAGGAAAAGTTGGAATAAAGGAAAAACTGCACATACAGATGATAGAATTAGATTAGTTGGTGAAAAATTAAAAGGTAGGATAGTGACATTTACCGGAAACACACATTCAATAGAAACTAAAATTAAAATTTCTAATTCTATGAAAGGCAATAATAATGGGAATCATAGAGGTGATAGGCAAAGTTACTATAATAATATAAGAATGGATTCTAAATGGGAAATATATGTGGCAGAATATTTTGATTTTAATCATATAAAATGGAAATATAATGAAAAATCATATATTATTAGCGACGGTAGACATTATTATCCAGATTTTTTTATTTATGATGAATTTGATAACTTTATAAAAATTAATAGAAGTTAAAGGATATTTTAGGGAAAGCAATAAAATAAAATTTTATAAATTTATTGAAGAATATCCAGATGTATGTATTGAATTATGGGATAAACCTATATTAATTCAATTAGGGATTATAAATAAAAGTGGTAATAAAGAATTATATAAAAAGGAGTGGTAGACTCATAAGTAGCGCGCCCGGACTGTAAATCCGGTGTCTTCGGACCCGCTAGGATAGTTACCTAGACGCTCCACCAATTATTCCAAAGTAGCTCAATGGTAGAGTAGCGCACTGTTAATGCGTTCGTTCGGGGTTCGTAAATTTTAAAATATATAAATAGTTTTAATATAAATAATATTTAAGGCTATTTATGGATTATAAACGGATTTATTATGAGATAATTGAAAATAGGAAAGCGAATATTTTTAGTGGATATACTGAAACTCATCATATATTACCAAAGAGTTGCGGTGGAAGTGATGATATAGAAAATTTAGTAAACTTATCCGCTAGAGAGCATTTTGTTTGTCATTATTTATTAACTAAGATATATGCACCAAAAACTAAAGAATTTTATTCAATGATAAAAGCTTTTCATATGATGGGGTGTTTTAGTGAAAAAAATAAATATAGATATATAAATTCCAGATTATATGATATAAATAGAAAGCATATGTCGGTGGCTATGTCAAAAGCCCAATCGGGGATGAATAATAGTCAATATGGCACAAAGTGGAAGTGGATTCATAATGATGATACTAAAGAGATAAGAAAAATAAAACAAGAATGTGAAATACCAAATGGGTGGGATATTGGTTTAACTTTTAATTTAAACGATAAGCTACTATTAAAAGAACAATTAAAACGCGATAAAGAAGAAAATAAAAAAATTAAAAAATTAAAACTTGTTGAATTATATACTAACCTATATGAAACATATAATAATGTTGGATTTGATAATATGGTAAAATTGAGTGGGTATAATAAATCAAAAGCAAATTTTGTATCTATGTGCTCAAGGCATGTTAAAAAATATGTTTCTCAGAATGGTAAGAAACGCGGAACATAACTTTTTGGTTGTATAAGTTTAAAAGAAACAACACAGAATTATTGCGGGGTATATCAGTGGTAGATAGCAAGGCTCATAACCTTGAGGTCGTTGGTTCGATTCCAACCCACCGCTACCAAATCTTATCTTTCATAGAAAGATGTAGTTGACTTTTATCGTTGAGTCATATAAAATAACGATATTAACTAAGTTTGTGGTTTTCTTAGTATAAATAAAGATGTCACAACAGGGCGACTCTGTAATTTATTACAGAGTTGTTCTTTAAAAGTATTATTTGGCAGGGTATATTCTTAATCTGGTAAAGTGTGCCGTTTGGGCGGCAAGATGTAGGTTCAAATCCTACTATCCTGACCAAATAATATTTAAAATTTTTGCGGGTGTAGCTCAATGGTAGAGTGTCGGTTTTCCAAACCGTTCGTTGCAAGTTCAATTCTTGTCACCCGCTCCAATATGGCTTCATGGATACTGTGAGTGACCGGTTAAACGCACAGTTGCAATTGACTTGAAATAACGAGAAACCGCCGTACACGGGGTTCGTTGCTAAGGTGATAGGTTCGATTCCTATCAAAGCCACCAAACACCAGTCATAAGCTTATGACTTAAAATGTAAGCTGGTTTTGGTGACTATCCTGAAACTCACTTGGTTATCTTTAATCCATTTGAAAAAGAACAATATTCTAAGTTATATTGAGAGATGATTGAAGGCATCAAACTTATGATAGTGATAATTCACTCAGTTATGGGAATTATTGGTGATATTTGCCCATAACACATTTGCCGCTAAAGCATAAATGGTGATGCACGGGTCTTGTAAACCTGGGAACTCAGTCCGATTCTGAGTAGCGGCTCCAAATTAATAGGCATTGCTTGTCAGACAAAAGAACTGTATATTCAATTATCAACCATGATTGCTTCAGTGCCTATTACTTTGTAATACACCTTAATACACCTTAATACACCTTAAAGGAAAATACTCATGTCAACTCTTTTAGAAAGAATGCGCAATCGAGCAAAAAACACAACTGGTTTACTTGCACAATTAGAAGCACAAACCGATAAATCAAAAACAAAAAATTATGCAGATGACCGTTTTTGGAAATTAGTTAGAGATAAGGCCGGTAATGGTGCTGCTATTATTAGATTTCTACCAGCACCAGAAGGCGAAAAAAATCATTACATAACACAATATGACCATTCATTCGCTGTATTGGGTGGTAAAGTAGTTGATGGTAAAACTCCAGGTGCAAAATGGTATATCGAAAAATCACTTTCGTCTTTGGTTAATCCAGAAACTGGCAAACAAGGATATGTTCAAGATTATCTTGCTGAACAAAATTCATTGCTATGGCAAACCGGTTTGAAAGAAAATCAAGAAATTTGCCGAGCTCGTGGTCGTAGAACCAATTATTATTGTAATATCTTGGTAGTAACTGACCCAGTAAATCCAGATAATAATGGTAAAGTATTTTTATTTAGATTCCCAAAAGCCATTCTAACAATGATTAAAGAACAGATTTCACCACCAGAAGATGAATTTGGTGAATCTAAAAAACCTATAAATCCATTTGATATTGATTCTGGTGCTAATTTCAAATTGAAGATTCGTAATGGTGAAAATGGTTATCCAACATATGATAAAAGCGAATTCCTGAAACCATCACCTATCTGTGATGGGAATGAAGAAGAAATGATAAAGGTAATAGAATCATTATATCCTGTTGCTGAATTAAATGACCCAAAACATTTCAAATCATATGATGAATTGAAGAAGAGATTTTTATATGTATTTGGCGAAACACCTTCTATCGGTTCCGCTGAAACAGATATTCCTTTTGCTGGTAATAAATTTGAAGAAGAAGATGAGGAAGATGTTCCTACATTTGAAAAGCCTTCTGACCCAAAACCAAAAGAAGAAAAGAAAACTCCTTTGCCAACATTTGATGACGATGACGATGACGATATGGCATTTTTCAAACAATTAGCGGAATAAAAATATGAATTTTGGCGAAGCACTAGAAGCATTAAAAAGTGGTAAAAAGGTAAGTAGAAGCGGGTGGAATGGTAAAAATATGTTTGTTTTTCTTGTTCCTGGTAGTGTTTTTAAAGTAAATCGAGCACCTTTATTGGGTATTTATCCTGAAGGAACTGAAATAAATTATCATGCACATGTTGACATGAAAACTGCCGATGGTCAAATTGTTCCTTGGTTATGCTCACAAACAGACTTACTTGCTGAAGATTGGGGAATATTGGCAGAATAAAAATATATAAATAAAAGTATGGATTGGATGGCACAGTGAAGTGTGGCATGGATGCATGAAAAGGACATAGCCGGTTTAATACCGGCTTTTTTTTATAACAAAACAAAGCAATCAAAGGATTAAAAAAAAATGAACATTGAGTGAAGTTGAAATGATTGGGGAGTTTCAAAAAAAAAAATGAAGAATTTAAATCAGGGATTGTTTAAAATGTCTCTTTCAAAGGCTACCAGTAAGATTAAAGTATCCAACCAATTGCATGATGAAAATGCCGGTGAACTAAACACTGCTCAAGATTATGTTGATTATTTTGTATCTAAAGGATACTCAAGAGAAGTGGCAGCTGGTATTGTCGGTTCACTCCAGCAAGAATCCAATTTATCACCAACTGCTATTAATCCATCGAGTAAAGCTTATGGTATTGCTCAATGGCTTGGTTCAAGAAAGGCGGAATTAAAGCAATATGTAGCAGAACATGGCGGTGTTGCTGATAAAAAGACTCAACTTGACTTCATAATCTATGAATTAAACAATAAAGAAAAGGCAGCAAATAAAGCACTTAAAAAAGCTAAAACTGCCAGTGAAGCAGCAGTTATATGGTCTGAGAAATTTGAACGACCTGGGAAGGCTGAAGCAAATAATACACGAAGAGCCGCCAATGCCGAGTCATTGTTGGCAGGTAATAACTGGAAAATCGGTGAAGGTAGGAAAGCCGATAAATTTGATACCATTCAATTAGCAAAGAGTAATGTTAAAGGCATAGAGAAATCAGCAGCCGCTATTGGTGCGGTTAGCATTGCTTCAAAAGGAAACATTGCCCAACCAATTAAATCTGTTGCATCAGCAATTTATAATAAAATTACCGGTAGAGTTTCCGGTAAAAGTGATGATATTACTACAAGTGAAAATGCAAATGTTGGAGGTGACAATAAACAAACTTCTTTAACAGTACCAAAATCAAAAAAGAAAATTGCCTATGAAACACATGATTTAAATTCATGGCAGAAACAAGTAATTGTTTTATTAACAGATTGGGCAAATAGTAAAAGAATCGTTAAACAAGAAAACAAATATGATACTATTTCAATTAATCAAGCATTAAATGAAAAAGATGAAACTGAAACAATTCAACTACCAAAAGAAGAAAAATCATCTTTTGCAAAATCAATCGCCAATGTCGCAATTGGTGCAACGGCTATAATTGCTATTCCAGCAATTGCAAATATTGTCAAGCCACAATTAAAAGGATTAAATCCGAGTTCAATCAATATTGATAAACCAGAAAAACCAAAAGAAATTAAAATTAATGTTTTGCCAAAGAAAGAAGCATTAACCAACACTTCTATTGCAACACCAAAACAGCTTGTTCAAGGAAACGTTACCAAAGCTGTAAACAATTCTATTGCAACACCAAAACAGCCTGTTAAAGAAAAAATTACCAAAGCTGTTAATAGCACAGTTGAAAAATTAAATAAACCGGTTATTAAAAATAACACACAACAAATTAATACTGCATTAAATAGACAGGTTGTGCAAAAAGTTATTCCAAAACAAATAGAATCTAAAAAGGCTAAGAGACAGATTATAATTAACAATACTGTTGAAAATGAAGTTGCCCAAAATAAACCAACAACCTATCTATTCGGGGATAGATATGAAGCTAGACAAGAACTCAAACAATTGTGGATTGAAGGAAAAGATATTGGACATGGGCTAAGGCACAGACTCGCGTAACCCCAAAATCTTTCATTGCACTAAAAATCCAGTTCCTATATAACCACCAGACAAAATACTTCTTTGTAGCTGTTGATTGGAACTGTCTAAATTTCTAGTACCTAATCTAACAATACTTGGCTGTTGCTTAGGAGTTTCTTTGGTGTTAGTAGAATTGTTGATAATAACCGGTTGTGATGAACTTTTATCTCTATCTCTTTGTAAATTATCTGCTTGTTTTTGCTGCACTTCAAGTTGTCTTAATGTTGGTGATGTTGAAGGCTTGTTTAATGAATTTGCAATATTATTATAATCTTTATTTGGTGTGAATTTATTAGAATCTTTCATACCAGATACATAATCGGGGAATGGATTATTAGCAACAATTTCATTAATATCTCTTTGTAATGCTTTTCCTGGTGGTGAATTCTTAACCATATCAGAAACATAATCAACCGCCTTACCGGGTGCATTATAAATGTCTGTTGAAATTTCCAATGCTTTATCAGCAACATTACTGGCAACATTTGATAATTTGTCATATACTCCATTCAAAGCATTAGATAAAGCGTCTAATATAGATTTGCTATAATCATTAACGGTTGATTCAATTTCCTTGAATCTTTTATAATTGTTTTCACCAAACTCAAGTAATTGTTTGTCAGCAGCTTCTTTAACTCCTTGTCCAAAAGCACTCATTATTTTTACTGATGATTCAGCCATACCACTAGCCAACTGTTTTACTCTTTCAGCACCACCTTTATGTTCTGGTCCAAATGTCCCATCTTCATTCTTGGTAAATCTTTCTTTAATAGCCGGTATTTGTGATGCTATGCCACCAGCTAACGCCGCAGCACCACCAATTTTCAAAAGGTTAGATAAGCCATTACTTGAAGAAGTTTGTGTCGTAGAAGTGCTCTGTGTGTCTTTTTTGGATATGATGCCAAGCAAATCTAACATCTTCTTTCTAAATTTAGATGTTTCTGCTGTTCTATTTGCTCTTATTAATGCATTTCTTGAATTATTTCCGGTAACACCTTTAACAACTTTAGCCGCAACTTTAAAAGGTGCTTTAATGATTGCACCGGTAGTCTTTTCACCAATTCTTATAGATTTTGCTATTACAGCACCTAAACCACGACCACCAATATAAGTACCTACTTTTCTGCCCATACCAGAAACAACACTTTCTTTACGAGTAGTAGTTATTTTTGGATTGTGTTTATATTGATATTGTCTAATGTGTGTAATATATTGAGGTCTATTATCAATAATTTTTGTGACAGGTTCAGGTCTATTATTATAAGTGTTGTTAATAGGTGATTCTACTATTCTAGTTAATACACTTACAGTATTTTCTAAACCATCAACTTTGTCTGAAATATTTTTGAATTTATCAACATTTGTTGGCCCATTAGTAATTTCTTGTGTACGTCTTTCTAAAATAGCAATTTTTAATGATTCTGCTGTTCTAGTTAATACACTTACAGTATTGGCTAAACCTTCAACTTTGTCAGAAATATTTTTGAATTTATCAACATCTATTGACGTTGATCCCTTAGCAAATTTTTTGTTAAGTTTTGCTAATATTTGGTTTGATAATTTATTATTATTATTTACCGCAGTAAGAATAGAACGTAAATCATTGGCTTCTTTAGAATGGCGTTTTTCTTTTTTTTGTATATGTATGTTTTTGTCAAATTCTTCAAAAACATTTTCCTTTGACGCTTTAGCTTCTTTGTCCTTTAATGCTTTTTGTTCGGCAATAAATTCCAAATATTCTTTTCGGTCTTTGAATTTACGTGGTTCTTGTGTATCTTCTGTGGTAGTTTCTTCAGCCATTGAATAAAAATCCTTATAAGAATGGGCATTTCTGCCCTTTTCTTATATTTATGCTTTTATCCTTGTGAAGTTTCTTTGTTTTTTTCGTTGATGTAGTTTATTAGAAGATTCGAATACACTTCTAATTCCCAAGGTAGGATATTTTCAATATCCGAAAGGCTCCATTTATGGATATGTATTAAATTGAAGCTCATCTTATAATAGTTTGTGAGGCTATTATTAGACAAGCTCAACCGAAAAAATCTTGCAAACCCCTCACTAAGTATTTATTTTCATGACCACATGAATTACAAGTAAATTCAACAGTATCTTCTATTGTTGGTATATTATTATAAAAATTCTTTATTTCTGTTATTTGACTTCCAGATAAACTATTTAAAAATTCATATAATTCTTCTTTAGTCTGGTCTTTTGTATAATAAACACCTTCTTCATCATATATAAATTCAATATTATTAATAATATCATTATATTCTTCTTCTTCTGTTGATGGTATTTCTTTTTCTTCTAATATTATAGAAAC